CGTTCCTGACCATGCACAAGCGAGCCTTTTGCTTCAACGAGCAGGGCACGGGCAAGACGGGTAGCGTCATCTGGGCGGCTGACTACCTCATGTCACTGGGCTTCCTGCGTAGGGTCTTGGTGGTATGTCCCCTGTCCATTATGCAGTCGGCATGGCAGTCGGACCTCTTCAAGTTTGCTATGCACCGCACGGTGGACGTGGCGCATGGTTCTTCAGAAAAACGAAAGAAGATTATCGACGGTGGTGCCGAGTTCGTCATCATCAACTACGACGGTGTTGAGATCGTCGAGAAAGAAATTGATGCGGCTGAGTTTGACCTGATCGTCATCGACGAGGCGTCAGCCTACAAGACTGCAACTACCAAGCGTTGGAAGGCTATGAACCGGCTGGTCAAGGAGAACCGCTGGTTGTGGATGCTCACAGGCACACCCGCCGCGCAATCTCCCGTGGACGCATTCGGACTAGCCAGATTAGTTAACCCTACCAACGTGCCTAAGTTTGCAGGGGTGTTCCGCGATATGGTGATGTACCGCCTGACGCAGTACCGCTACCTGCCAAGGGACAACGCTAAAGATATTGTGCATAGGGTGTTGCAGCCAGCGATACGTTTCCTAAAGGCCGACTGCCTAGACCTGCCAGATATGACGTACGTTGACCGGGACGTACCGATGACCAAGACCCAACAGGCTTACTACAAAAGTATGCTGGTCCACAACATGGTCTCCGCTGCTGACGAGGAGATCAGTGCAGTCAACGCCGCAGTTCTTATGAACAAGCTACTCCAGATGGCGTGTGGCACGGTGTACACAGACTCAAGAGAAAGCGTGAACTTCGACGCATCGTCACGGCTGAACGTGTTGTCTGAAATTATTACAGAGACAAGCAACAAGGTGTTGGTGTTCGTCCCCTTCAAGAACGCTATCGAGCTAGTCCAAGAGCACCTCTCCAAAGAGGGGTTCACTTCGGAAGTGATATCAGGCGAGATATCAGCAGGGAGGAGGACTGATATCTTTAAGATATTTCAGACCACGCCAGACCCCAAGGTTCTAATCATTCAACCCCAAGCCGCCGCGCATGGAGTAACACTTACTGCCGCTGACACGGTGGTGTGGTACGGCCCCACTATGTCTTTAGAAACATATTTACAGGCAAACGCTCGGGTGCATAGGGCTGGGCAGAAGCACCCCGTGACTGTCATCCACATCGTGGGTAGCTCGGTCGAGCGCAAGATCTACAAGATGCTCCGTGAGCGCGAGGACGTTCATTCAAAAATAGTTGGTCTCTACCGCGAAGAAGTGCTTGACACTGCCAAATAAGGGGTGTACAGTGTCAACTCACTAGAGGAGAGAACAAATGTCAGCAGACAAACTAGCAAGGGTGTACGTCAAGATACGTGACGCCCGTAACGCTCTAAAGAGCAAATTTGAAGAGGAAGACGCAGAGCTTGCGGAGCAGTTGGAGGTCATCTCCCATCAGCTTCTGGAGATCTGCAAGGATACCGGTGCAGACACTTTAAAGACGAGTGGCGGCACGGTGATGCGAACGGTTAGGACTCGCTACTGGACTTCGGACTGGGACGCGATGTACGAGCTAGTCGCAAATTCGGGTGAGCTTGGCCTTCTGGAAAAGCGCATCCATCAGGGCAACATGAAAGAGTTTCTTCAAGAGAATCCCAATCTTATGCCCAAGGGTCTGAACGTCGACAACCGCTATGACATTACTGTCAGGAGAGCATCAAAATGAGCGAACTAGCTCTGTTCAAAGGAAACCTGCCGTCCTACCTGCGTTCCATGCAGATGGACAGCACCACAAAATCCCTCATGGGTGGTTCACAGGCTAAGCGGATTTCGATCCGTGGGTCGGTGTTCCGTATGATCGTAGGCGGGCAAGAGATTGCCAAGTCTGATGATCGCTTCATGCAGGTGGTCATTGCCGCCGCCGCGCCGTCGCATAGCCGCACGTTCTACGCTGGGGTCTATGAGGAAGGGGAGAAAGTTCTTCCTGCTTGCTTCAGCAATGACGGCATCAAGCCCGATGCTGAGTCTGAAAAACCTCAGGCAAAGAACTGTGCAAGCTGTCCGCAGAATATCGCGGGTAGTGGGCAGAACAACTCACGCGCTTGCCGGTTCTCGCACCGTCTGGCAGTGTTGTTGGCGAATGACATTGAGGGTGATGTCTACCAGCTAGTCATCCCAGCTACCTCGTTGTTCGGCAAGCCTGAGGGTGGCAAGCTCCCACTGGAAGCGTACACGCGCTATCTGGCAGGGCACGGGGTTCCGATCACCGCAGTTGTGACTGAAATGCGGTTCGACACGGACTCGGCTACTCCTAAACTTTTCTTCAAGGCGGTGCGCCCTCTGGAGGAGTCGGAGTGGTTGATCGTGCAAAGCAAGGGGCAGACTCAAGAAGCACACAATGCAATTGCATTCAACCCCGGCAAGACTGACGGCGCAACTCCCGGCGTAACCCCGAAGGAGAACCCGAAAGTTTCACCCGCTCCTGTAGCGGAAGTGGAAGAAGAGGAGGCCCCTCCGGTTAAAGCGCCCATCAAACGCGCCAAGCCCGAAGCTCCGAAACCCAAGACGGCTGATGATGTTATGAGCCGCTGGGACGACGAGGAATAAGAGTTCGAACCCACGCCGGGTTGGGTCCTACCCGGCACTTTCCTTAACTTTGAGTAATCATGAAACAGCCTAAAATTAAATTCCCGATTGAAGAGCAACTCGCCAAGAGGATCGCTGGGATCGCCGCAAATGAGATGCGTACGTTTAACCAGCAACTAGCCTACTGGGCGTCGATTTACGAAGCCAAGAACGGGGTGGTAACCCCGAAAGCGGTGGAGATTGATAAGAAAAAAGAGCGTAAGCCTATGTTAATCTCCCCTGAGCGTCGGGCTCAGATGCGGGCGCAGGGGCTCAAGCTCGCTATTGCGGCTAAAGCTAAAGCAGACGCACGTAGGGCAGGGGCGAACGGCCTCGCTCATTAAGACCTCTGGAGATGTAAAGCATTGCTTTACATCTCCCCTTCAAGGACCACCATGCTTGGCTACAGCATAAAATTTGTAGATCAGGTCAAGAAAGCTGACCCCGAAAAATCGGGAGTCAAACTTGGCTTGCTCTGTATTGATCGTGACATACCCGCCGCTAAAGTTGCCCGTCATCTCAAAGTGTCCCGCATGACTGTCTATATGTGGTTTACAGGACGGACGCTTCCTAACAAGAACCTCCACTTACCAAGGATTAAAGAACTAATATCAGACTTCCACAATATCGAGTGGTGATATGCAGTCGCTATTTAGGGCGGTCCTGCCGGGACCGGGGCACGGCATTTACTTTGCCGTTGGCATTAAGAAAGGCGGTGGTCCTAAGAAAACCATCATACTGCATAGAGCCGCAAATAACTTTGCAGAACTAGAGCAGGGGGCGTTAGATTTTGAAAGTAAAGGATTAAACACTTACTTCGCACTTAGTTCGTTTGTCAATGGTGACAGTCGTGAGGGTGACAACGCGGCTTTTGCCAAGGCAGTTTGGTTTGATATCGATACGCAAGAGACACCCTCCCACAAGGAGACGGCTGTCTACAAAGACCGCACAGAAGCGGCGCTTGCCCTTCGTAAATTTGTTACAGACACCGCACTACCTGATCCGTGGGTCGTTGACTCGGGCGGTGGGTTGCATGTGTATTGGCCCCTTGAGGCTGAGATTACGAAGGAGGAGTGGCAACCTATTGCGCGGGGTATGGCGGTACTGGGGGCTCAGCATGGGCTCGACATCGACAATGCCTGTACTACTGATGCGTCTCGGATTCTTCGGGTTCCGGGCACTACACACGTCACGTCCCGCAATATTGTGCGGATCATCCATCAGGCGGTGCGCCCTCTCAATATCTTGGAGGTCACTACCCTGCGGGAGAAGGGGCTGGCAGTATCGAAGCCCGATAGTAAGTTGGGTCCGCGCCGTCAGTTAGATGAAGCCACGAAAGCGTTGCTTAATAATAAGGCAACGAAGTTTTCCCTGATTGCTAAACGTAGTTTGCAAGATGAGGGGTGCGCTCACATCAAGCACATAGTCACCGATCAAGCGTCGGTTGCTGAGCCGATGTGGCGAGCGGGGTTGTCGATTGCATGGTACTGCGACGACGCTGAGACTTCCATCCACAAGATGTCGAAGGATCACCCGAACTACGATGCAGATGAGACTAGGCAGAAAGCGGAGAAGACTAAGGGA